AGCATAAATGTGTGGAGACATTTATTGAGGGCGTTGTCAAGGGAGATACCATCCCTCCCACAAAACACCCTCCCAGACCGCACCAGAGCCTCTGTGTGACGTCCTAAACAAAAAGATGGGTACATACTCATCTCTAACAATAGAACGATAAAACGGGCAGAGAATAAACCACACGGCATGTAGCCAAAACGGCTGATTATTGGCTATAATATGGGCAATATGGCACTCAAAGGCACAACACTGACATTCACCAAGCGGGTTGAGGGCAATCCGAACAGTATCGGTGAGCCGACCCATTCGCTTAAGACCATCAAAATTGATGATTGTCTAATTGAACCGCTCGTAGAACCACAGTCAGCCCGTGAACAACAGGCGGTGACGGCGGGTAAAAGGCTAGTCCGCATCCACCTCCCCAAAGCCGACGATAGCGACGTTAGCGATAGTGAGGTCACCTGGGATGGTCATATCTACCGTGTTTACCAGGATGGCGACTCATTTATGGCGGAAAATACCCCCACGAGATGGAATAGATACTTTACAGCGGAGGAGATAAACGGATGAAACCCGGCAAGGCGACTGTAGAAGAAAACGTGTACACCTGGCTTAAGGAGGTGGCGGGGGGCTGGTCAGTTACTCCCGATATTCCCACAAAACGCCCCAACTCATTCGTTACCTTCGATAGAACGGGCGGTGGATATGGCGATTTGGTGCTGGATAGGGCAGAGATACTAGTAGAGGTATACGACAAGAACAGCCGAACGCTAGCTATGCAGGAGGCGCAGAAAATTGCTCGCACCGTCAATAAGTTATTAGAGTTTGAGAATGTAACTAGGGCAGAGGTAAATAGCATTATTCACCTGGACGACGCTATATCGGGCTATCACCGCTACCAGATATACCTCGACGTCTATCAGCGCATCACTATTGTTGACTAGTAGCCGTATCTCAATATGTTATGATTTATACATCAGCGACGGCTGAGTAATCTAACGGTCAAAGGAGTAATAAATGGCTAAGTTTTACACAAAACTCGAGGATGGGACGTATAAAGAGGTCAATGCGCTCAGCCAAGACGAAGTAGACACTATCATACAAAAAAGGCTCGAACGTCAATCGGCTAAATACGCTGATTACGACGAGCTGAAAGAGAAAGTGTCGAAAATTGACGAGCTAAAAACCTCTCACACGTCCGAGATAGCCGAGCTAAAAGAGCAGTTAGCCAAGGCTACAGCTAGCTCAGCCAAGGCAAAGCTCGAAACAGCTAAAGAAAAGGCTATGCGAGAGTTTAAGGTGAAAGACAGCCTTGCCGAGTTTGTCACCGGCAATACCGAGGAGGAAATTAGAGCGAGAGCCGAAAAGTTGTCGCACGAAACCGTCCCCGGCGGAGCTAATATAGAGAAAGACAGCTCGACAGGTAGCAATCATCCCGATACAGGGATTAAGCAATTAGCCAAGGACTTACTCAGCCAAGAGTAAACAGCGTCATTGACGCATAATAGATAGGGAGAGAATGATGGCTACTCTAAAAGCAGGGACTCTTGATCTAGCTAACTATGTGAATAGCGAGATTTGGAGCAAAAGCATCAATGCCGGCGTACTGTCGCAGTTGACTCCGACAGCCCCGGAACTAAAGGTCGGAGCAACCGATATCTTCACCTTTACCGGCACTCCAAAGGCGGAATTGGTCGGCGAAGGTGGCGAAAAGTCGAGCGCAGACGAAAAGCCCACCAAGGTGACTACCGGCACTTATAAGGTGCAGGTCACCTATCGATACAGCCAGGAGGTTCAGTTACTTGGAGAGGAGGGAAAGATCCAAGTAGTAGACGCCCTGGTCGGTCGTATCCTAACCGCCTTAAGCCGAAGCTTGGACTTGATCGCCATTCACGGTATCAACCCCAAGACCGGTGAGGTGTCGCCCCTGGTTACCAGCTACCTAGACAAGGCAGGCTTCGCCAGCGCAGTCGAGCTGGACGCCCAGACCCCCAATGTAGCGTTATCGCAGGCGGTCGGCACGCTGATTGGCAATGGCTACCAGCCGACCGGCTTAGCACTTGACCCGCACTTCACCTACCGCCTGTCACAGGTGACAGACTCTCAGAAGCGTCCGTTATACCCTGAACTACAGTTTGGGCTTAACATGGACAGCTTCCAGGGGTTGACCGCTCGCTCGAGTGACACCGTCAGCGGTAAGAACGATATCAAGACCCCGGCAACCGCCAAGGACTTGGCTATCGTGGCTGATTGGAACACCTTCCGATGGGGCATCGCTAAGGAGATGGGCGTCAAGACCATTGAATACGGCGACCCGGACGGTGGTGGCGACCTACAGCGCACTAACGAAATTGCAATCCGTGGCGAGACTTACCTCGGCTTTGCATTCTTAGACCCGAAGGCTTACGTGGTCGTAAAGTCTAAATAGTTAGGCGAGTCTGACGCAAAGAGGGGAACGACTTCCCCTCTTTTTTAGTTTAAGCTATAATCAAGAGCATGAAAGCGGAGAAAGGAGCGCAACTGATTACCGATAACCAGAGAGGGTTTATCGCTGATATGGCGGTGGCTAAGCTAAAAGAGCTGAAAGAGCTAAAAGAGCTCGTCGACGCTAACCAGCTAACCAAGAAACCCGTCCGAGACGCCGAAAGCTTAGGCGAAATAACAGCCGGCATGACCGCAAGCAACGCCAGTAGGCTAATCAATATCCTATCTCAGAAGCCCACCCCTACCCGCAACAGCTATAGCAATAAGCGTATGACTAAAATGGCAGATATAGTCGACGACATAGAACGCATTGTCGACGATTGGGACTTTAATAGCCCAGGGGGTAAATAATGGACTACACCGCCCTCACCCCGCCTGTAAAGAAGAAGCTGTTCGAGCTAATCAAGGTAATAAACAACCCCGAAGTAGTGCCCGAAACCAGACAATACAACCTGGAAGTAGCCCTGCGCCAAGTAGGGACGTCGGTCTACAATAAGATATTCGATATGAATGCCTGGGATATGGAGATAGCCGACGCTATCGGCGACGGGATACCTGATGAGATGGTGTATGGACTAGCTAAAAGCGTCAGCGACTCGGTGGTGCTGGGCAATAAGGACGAGATAGATGCGTTAATAGAGGCATTCATCAATAACGCTGTATCGATGGCGCAGAGAGACGCCCACAAGCTAGCCCGTGAAGCCGGCAAGCGTCCCGAAATACGGCGGTCAGTCACCCATATGAGTGCCTGTCGGTGGTGTTATGGACTGGACACCAGGGGAAACTGGGTATCAGACCCCGACCCCGACTTATTCAGACGTCATGCCCACTGTACTTGCATTATTGAGACCAGGGGGTGGAAGTCTCGCAACGGTGTCCTAGATAATTACGTTAAACCGTCTAGCAGGCGCTAAATAATTGATGTTATAATTGAAACAGAAATAGTAACGACGTCGTACAGAGGCGGTAATGTCTGGTAATAAGTAGTTAAACAAGATGGACATTACGAGCAACACAATAGACCAGCTATCAAAGCAACTTCTAGACCAACTTGGTCAGCACTCCAACGATGTGGGGGTTAAGTATAGCTACTATAATGCCGACAACCCCACCAAGCCGATCGGGATTAGCCTACCTGTCAAGATGCAGAGCCTCAAGCCGGGGGTAGGCTGGGCTAGCCGAGCTATCACTACCCTATCCGACCGCCTAAACTTCGACGGCTTTATCAATGACAGCTACAACATGAACGCTTACTTCGAGCGAATAGGAGCGTTTGACATTATCGACGGGCTGATTATGGACACCATGGTGGCGGGGTGCGCCTTTGCCATATTCGACAAAGACCAAAACTCGGACGATTACAACATTATCCCCTTTACCGCCAGAGAAGCTACCGCCATAGTCGACCAGAAGACAGGGCTGGTAACTAGCGGACTAGCCGTAACGAAATGGTCAGAGTCGCCAAACGGCTATATCAACACCAAGTTCATTGGGATGACCCCACGCAACTGGGTGGTGGTAACTCCATATATGACCGCCGTATATATCGACGGCAGACTAAGCCAAGCGATACCGAACGTAACAGGTCGCACTTTCATGCAGGTATTTACCAGGAGACGCAATATCTCCCGCCCGCTGGGTAGAAGTCGGATATCAAAGACAGTAAGAGAGATTGTCGATGAAATGGCTCGAGTAAAGCAACGCCAAGAGGTGGCGGAGGAGTTTTACTCTACCCCACAACGCTATATCAACGGGCTGGCTAATGGGGCGAAGAAGGATAAGAACGTAGACCTGGCTATCGGCAAGATGATGACTATCAGCAAAGACGAAGATGGCGACAAGCCCGATATCGGTCAGCTAGCGCAGATGAGCATCTCAGGCTTTGCTGAGTCGAAGAAAGACCTGGCAAGAGACTTTTGCGCCGAAACCGGGCTTACCTTGCGCAACCTGGGCTATGAGACAGCCAACCCGACCAGTGCCGAGTCACTTCGAACTATGAGCGACGACCTGCTACTGGAAGCGCAGGGCTGTCAGAAAGAGCTGGGCAAGCAGATTAAGCAGATGGCGGTTACCTTACGAATGGCAAGCGACGCCAACTCTCATATGCCAGAGAGTATGAGCAAACTCACCCCCACCTGGTCGCCTCTATTCCAAGCCGATGTCGGAGCGATGGGCGATGCGGCCTACAAGGTACTGCAGGTAATGCCCGAATTAGCGAACACCCCGATGATATACAACATGCTGGGTATTAGCCCTCGAGAAATGGAGCAATTGCGTCGCCAGAACTCGAACAAGCGCCCCGCCTTTGTGCCCGACGCCAGTCAGATAGGCAACAACCAGCCGACCGCCCCCGCTAAACAGGAGGAGGCAAGCGATGCATAACATAGCTAACGTAATATTCGCTAATGCTAGTGAGCTAGGGAGCATCGTCGCCCCCATTCTAATAGCGGGGATGTGGCGGATTATCGATAACGACCGTAAAACTACCGAGACTAAGATTAGCGAGATAGCCTCGAGCATCGAACTTTTGAAGCAAAACGACCTAAGCATCATTAAAAGCAAGATACACGAGCGCATAGAGCGATGCTTATCCGACGGCAAGGTTAGCTATCAAGAGCTACAGGTGATAGAGAGCCTTTATGACCGATACCGACTGCTTGGTGGAAACTCTTTTATCTCGACAGGGATGGAGAAAGTCCGCCAACTGCCCGTAGTCGGTCTGGATAATAAGGTGGCGACCTTGGAGGAGGTAAAACAACCGTGAAACCATACGCAACAGTAGCTGATTTAGAGAAGTTTTGGCGTTTACTAACCGCCTTAGAGAAAGATAGAGCAGAATATCTAATCAAGCTCGCCAGTACCCAGCTCCGCCAGATAGCCAAGAATATCGGGCAAGACCTGGACGATATGATAAAGAACGGAGAAGTTTTAGAGGATAGCGTTAAGCTGGTAGTGATGGAGGCTGTCAAGCGGGCGATGCTAACCCCACTGGACAACCCACCTGTAAACAGCGCCTCATTCGGACAGACGGCGGGGCTATATTCGGAAACCCAACAATTCACCTATACTAACCCGGCAGGGGACTTGTGGTTTAAGGGGGCGGAATTGCGCCAACTGAAATTGTCGGGAGTTCAATCGGTAGGGTCATTAATTACAACAAGGAGGACAGATATTTATGGCGAATAAAGTCTATAACATGGCGGGAGGGTTGCACTCAGCCAGCGCATACACCGCCTTTGAGAATGAAGCACTGGGCGGTAATGCCGTCGCCAGCTATGACGCCTTAAGGGTATCTACCACGGGAGGGATGAAAGTTACCGTCGCTAAGGGTAACGCCCTAATCAGAGTAGATAGTGAGCTATCTCGTCGAGTGGCACTAACGTCACCCGTAGATATAACTATCACCACCGCCGACACGACTTCGCCTCGTAAAGACCTCATAGTTATCTATATCGACTCATCGGTCGTCCCCACCACGGATAACCAGGATAATGTTAATAACATACTAAAACTCGTCGCCGTTAAGGGGATACCAAACGCATCGCCCCAAGCCCCCGATGATAACGCCGTATTGCAGGCTATCGGGGCAGGCAACCCGTTTATCAAGCTAGCTCAAGTGATCGTGCCGTCAGGGGCAACCAACCTGAGCAATGACCTAATCCTCGACGTCAGACCACACAAGAGTGAGCTATACCCGGCATCACCGTTTATTGCTATTAAACCAAGCCAGTCATGGGATATTCGAGCCGATGGACAGCAAATCCTTATACCAAAACTCAATGAAGTGACCGCATCATCGTCCAACGCATACGATTATTACACAATAACTAATGATGCGACTGTGCGGGTTAGTAAGTCTGGGATATATCTTGTCACCCTACTGCTCGGGACGAAAGAGTCCCACGATGTACTGGTTATACTGAGCGTCACCCCTCCCGTCCCAAGCCAACCATGTGATGTTGTCTACCTAACTACAAAATCAATCCGGTCAACCGGCTATAACGTATATGGCTCTACTGTGCCAATAGCGATTACAGCTCCAGGACAGGAGGTGAGAGCAAATATCGAAAACCGGGGCATGATTATGTCCATACTGCCCGACTGGACAACCATGAGGTTAGTCCGTCTTGGCGATATTTACAACTAGGGAGACTGCTCGGAGATGGCACAGCAGACGGCAAGCACCCTACCTCGCTATGGTAGCCAAAAGCCACGGATAGATATCTTTCAGCAAGGCGACCCATACCTGGCTAATATCGGCATAGAGCTGATGGAGTCTTACGGTGATAAGCTCCTGCCCTGGCAGGAGGACACCTTGCGTCAGTGGATGATGCAGGACGACAACGGCGACTGGTCAAACCACGAGTGTGGGCTATTGCTACCCCGCCAGAACGGCAAGACGTTTTTACTTAGGAGCAGGATTATCACGGGTATGGTGTGTGAAGGAGAGACGCTGGTCTACACCGCCCACACCGTCGTTACCGTAAACGAGATTAAGCGTCTTGTCTTTCAGTTTTTTTACGGGGCAAAGCAGGAATTGCGCAATATGCTCACTGATGAGTTCAATAACGAGCCGAAGAGCCTCGACTACATCGAATTGCGCAATGGTGGACGGTGTGTCTTTAGGACGAGGACGAGAGACTCGGGGCTTGGTTTTACTAATGACACCCTAATCGTGGATGAGGCGCAGGAGCTGATGGACGCCCAGGAGGAAGCCCTTCGACCAACAATCTCGGCGGGGCAAAACCATAACTATCAGATTATTTATGCAGGCACTCCCCCACCGGCAGGGGCTAGAGGTACTACCTTTATGCGTGTTAGGGAGAATACCCTCAGCGGTAAAGCTACCCACGTAGCCTGGCGAGAGTGGAGCGTAGAGACCGTTACTGACCCGAAGGTCAGACAAGCCTGGTATGATACTAACCCCAGCTTGGGCTATTTTCTACAGCTGGGGGCGGTCGAAGCTGAGTCAAGCACTATGAGCCTGGATAGCTTTAATAAGATGCGTCTTGGATGGGTAAGAGGGGTGGACTCGGATCGAGCTTTCAAGACGGAGGAATGGAACAAATTGGCGGTTAAAGAGGTAGTATTGCCTGATAAACCCAGCCTCTGTTATGCCGTTAAGTTTTCACCCGATAGAGCCTTCGTCAGCTTAGCCGTCGGGGTGGTCATGCCCAATAACAAGATACACGTCGAGCTAATCGACCGCAGACCGTTACAGGCGGGTATCAGCTGGATAACTAGGTGGCTACTACCACGCCGCGATAAGGCACAGAAGATAATCATCGATGGGGCGTCGGGCACTCAGCTCCTAATCGAAGACCTAATCCGAAGCGATAGACGGATGAAGAAGAAGATCCTCACCCCCAACGTCAGAGAGGTCGGGGCAGGTTTTGGGGGCTTTTACCAAGCCGTCAAGAATAAGACAATTACCCACTACAATCAGCCCGCCCTCAATATGGCTATTAGAGTAGCTAAAACCAGGGATATCGGTAGAGATGGGGCTTTTGGCTTTGCCTCAATCAATCCCGAGGTGCAGACCGACCCCGTAGAGGCCGTCGCCCTAGCCCACTATGGTGCTAACCGTTTTAGACGGGTAATAGCCGGCAATGACGGCGAGACTCAACAAGAAGTGATGCTCTGGTAGAATATTGGTATGAGTACTACAAAGAAAAGTGCCCGACGGACAAGAGATACGATTGTTAGGAAATATGGTCGAGGCTTCTATCAGAAGATAGGGCAACAGGGCGGAGAAGAGAGCGTCAATGGTGGCTTTGCCTCACGCAAACGAGGCAAGGACGGACTGAAAGGCAGACAGCGAGCCAAAGTGGCAGGCGCAAAAGGTGGACGAGCTAATCGCCGTAGGGCGGTCAGAGCTAAGCGTAAATAATGCTATAATTCACCTAAGCAGAGCCAACCGTGGTTGTGCCGTTAGCCAATAAACAGGAGTAAAACAAATGGCTAATAACAGTTCAAACGTATCATTCGGTAAGCCAAAGGTAACGGGAGGCTTCTATTATGCCCCCGCAGGGACACCCGTACCGACCGACGCCACCACCGCACTGAATAACAAGTTCGTCAGTGTCGGCTATATCAGCGAGGACGGTCTGGTAAACACCGTCTCAACCGATAAAGAGGAGGTCAAAGCTTGGGGAGGCGACGTCGTAGCGACCGCTCAGACCAGCTTTAGCGACACCTTCGCTATTAACCTGCTGGAGACCGACGTCAACGCCCTGAAGCTGTACTTCGGAGACGGCAACGTCACTGCTGATGCGGGCGGTAAGCTAACTATCGAGATGAATAGTGCCGAGCTACCAGAAGTAGTCGGTGTAGCGGAGATAGCTATGACAGGCAGACGGATTAAGCGTATCGTAATCCCGCACGCTAAGATTAGTGACCGGTCGGGCGATATTACCTACACTGATGGCGACGCTATCAGCTACCCGGTCAATATCACCGCCCTACCCGACGCCAGCGGTAATACCCACGTTGAGTATATCGCCAAGCCGACCCCCTAGCGGAATAGTAGGCAGATAGTCGCACCCTAAGCCCCGTTGTCGGGGCTTATTGTTTTTGATAAAATATAACCACTAATAAAGAGAGGAGACCGCATGAGTGTCAATCAAGACGACAAGTTAAAAGGTGTAATCGAAGTAGACGGATATGAGATGACCGTCGACGCCAGCCCGCTAGATGATATCGAAATGCTCCCCAAGCTGGCTGAATTGCAAAAGGGAGAGGATATCGGGCTGGTTAAAGAATTACTCGTCCTCATTCTAGGCGAGGAGGGATACCGAAAGACCTATGCCCACTTTAAGGCGGAACGTGGTCGACTACCTATCAGTGTAGCCTCGGAAATTGTCGAGAAGACCACCAACCTACTAAACCCAAAAGGTTAGCCCTACTATGGGCGGAAACTAACGCCCATGATGAGCTGGAAGCAGACTTTCAGCAATACTATCATCTCGATATTGCCACTGTGGAGCGGGGGCGCAAAGCTAGACTAGCTAGCCAGCTACCACTCGATAGTCGCACCAAGACAAAGTATAGCCCCGCTAACGCCTGGACGAAACAAGAGCATCTACTGCTAGCCATGACTAATAGCCTAAACTTTATCGCCTGGACTAAGACCAAGCAGGCTAGCCGTAAGGGGGCTAAAGCACCTGAGCCATTCGACCCGCCCGAGCTAAAGAACGCCAGACGCCGACTGGAACGGCTGAAGCGACAGGCAAAAGACGAAACGGTCACCATGTCAATTGACGAAATGAAAGCATTCCTGAAGCGTCCTCGAGTATAATGGAGGTATGGTAAAGCGCAAATACGCCAACTTCTGGCTAAACCTCGACGGTGGTGCTTACGTCCTCCAGAAAATGGCACAGGGGGTAGTTAAGCAGTCAGCTCAAGCTATCCAAGCCAGAGCAACGTCAATAGCCCCCAGCGTCATGGCAAGGAGCGATAGAGTACCACCACCGACATTTACGGTGGAGACTAAGCTCAGGATAACCAGCCGAGGTGCTCGTGCCGTAGCAATAGTTAGAGGTGGCGGAACGTCTCGTCAGATGTATCTGGCGGGTATGACGTTAGCTAAAAGCATCAATGCCGGCAGGGTAAGGTCGTAATTGATGTTATAATTGAAACAGAAATAGCAACACGTACAGTATCGGCTAAGCTGGGTTAACAAATAGGGAGATATCCTTAGTGGGAGCTAGACTCGGTACAGCCTATATCACAATTGCCCCGGATATGACGGGCTTACAGGGCAAGATTGCCTCCAGGTTTAATTCTATTGGCAAAGAAGCCGGCTCGCAGATGAGCAATGGCGTACAAGCGAGCGGGAAGAAGTTCACGTTCGGCATGGCGTCGCTATGGGGCATAACCTCCAACCTAGCCTCCCGTGCCATTGACGGCATGGCACGTTCGTTCAGTGCCGGCGTACAGCGTTTTGACACGATGAACAATTACCCCAAGATAATGCAAAACTTGGGGTATTCGGCTCAAGACGCCCAGAAGTCAATCAAGCAAATGTCCGATGCGGTAACGGGGCTCCCGACGGGACTCGACGCCATCGCCACCTCCACCAAGATGTTCGCCCCGATGAGCAAAGACCTGAACCAAGCCACCAAGACAGCTATCGCCCTAAATGACGCTTTCTTGGCATCAGGGGCAAGCACCGTCGACGTCGAGCGAGGCATGCGCCAGGTAAGCCAGATATTCGCTAAAGGTAAAGTGGACTTGCAGAGCTGGCGCACCTTACAGGAGACTATGCCGTCCGTACTGTCGCAGGTATCTAAGCAACTCGGGGTAGAGAGTGGTAATACCACCGAGCTGTACAACCGGATGAAGGAGGGCAAGATATCGATTGACCAGTTCAGAAACGCCCTAATTGAAATGGACGAAAAGGGCGGGGCTGGCTTTAAGAGCTTGCGTGATCAGGCATTCGATGCTACAGGCGGGTTGCAGACCTCGCTCGAGAACCTAAGCAACCGCATGGCTCGCCTCTGGCAGGCAATTCTAAGCGGTGATGGGATATCCAGCGCTCTAGAGGGAGTGTTTAGCACTATCAACGGGCTAATACGCAAGTTTATCCCTATGGTAACCAAGATGATAGCCGAGGGGCTACCGCAAGCTATCACCAGCATGATCAATGTCGTGCGAACCCTCGGGGCATCAATCTTGCCGTTAGTACCGGAACTACTACAAAGCCTATCGGGGGTAGCGCTGAGGCTCATTGACGGGCTTATTGACATAGTCAAGACAATGGGCAAGCAACTGCCGGAGATAATCATAGCCCTGCCCCGCTTCTTGCCGGCATTGATGCAAGGGTTAATTACCCTCATCACGTCGTTAGCGGAGGGGATTAATCAAGCCCTACCGATAATAGCAAACACTGTGCCCCAAATAATCGATGCCATCGTCGGAGCACTCCTGAATGAGACAGCAATCACCGCCCTGCTTCAAGCCGGTATCCAGCTACTGATAGCCCTCATAAACGCAATCCCATATGGCATCGAAGCGATATCCAAAGCCCTACCGACAATAATCGATGCTATCGTCAATACACTAACCAGCCCTCAGTTTATACAGATGATGATAGATTGTGGCGTTAAGCTAATCATAGCGATAGCCGACGCCATAGGGCGCAGTATATGGGCAATCACCAAGGCGGCCGGCGAGATATTGGGCAAATTCTTATCTGTACTATCGCCCGACAAGCTGATTGATGTCGGCGTAAACCTGGTCAAGGGGCTATGGGACGGGATTAATAATGTAACCGGCTGGATTATCGATAAGATAAAAGGTTTTGGTAAGTCCATTATGGATGGCATTAAGGGCTTCTTCGGCATCAAGTCACCGTCTAAGAAGATGGCAAATGAAGTCGGTCGTTATATCAGTGAGGGCTTAGCTAAGGGTGTCGTCGATAATGTCGACGTAGTCAATAAGGCTATGGATACGCTAAGCAACGAGATAATGAAAGACAGCTCAGCCTTGACAGTGGGGGCTAATGTGGCGGGAGCATATGACCCGCTAGCCTTGGGTGAACCAAACCAGGGGGCAATCTACCCCAAAGTAATCGTCAACCAGAATATCGACAAGGTGGGTAATCAAGTGGACGTAACGGAGCTAGGATACCTAATGGGCTATCAGGCAAGCCAAGGAGTTAAAGGAGGGATAGCGTGAGACTAATCATCGGTGATATTGACTTAAACGATGACAAGAATGGCTGGACAATCCAGCCCGAGCTGGAAGGCTTTGCCGGACTGCCACCCCTTCGCATTACCGACGGGCAGAACGCAGGACAAGACGGAGGCTGGTCAACCACTCCGTTTTACGACGCCAGGAGCTTAAACATAAAGGGCACTATCTTTGCTAAAACCGTAACCGAGCTGGAAGAAAAGCGACGCCAACTCACCCAGCTAGCCGGCAACCGCCAACAGATGATGCTTACCTGGGTGACCGACGGTGGGTATAGCTACTCCATACTGGCTAAAACCACCGCCTTAACCATGGGGGTGACAAGCACTAAAACCATACAGCCATACCAACTGGTAATGCGAGCCGATGACCCAACTTGGTATAGTAGCGACGGAGCAGGTGGAGCGGTAGTCGCCACTTTGAGACGCTACCAAGAGGGCGGAGGCTTCACTATCCCATTCAAGATACCGCTGGCAATCTCACCGGATACCCCGGATACCCCGATAAACAACTCGGGCAGTACAGCCGTCTACCCAATCATCACCATTACAGGGGTAGCTCACTCGCCCAAGATACTCAACCTAACCACCAACCAATACATTGAAGTGATGATAGACACTAAGGACGGCGACACCCTAATCATCGACTGTTCACCGACCCGCCATACCGTTACCATCAACGGTGGCAACGTCTACCACGGCATAACAGCCGGGAGTCAATTCATCCACCTTGACCCGGGCGACAATAAGTTGCGCCTCATAACCAAGCTGGACAGTGACACGGCGGTGGTAAAGATTAGGTATAATAGTGGCTACATAGGGGTGTAGATATGACTAAGTATCAAATCGAGGTATGGGATAAATCAGGCAAACTGCTGGGCGATATACGACCCGTCTGCTCGGGCTTGCAATGGTCGAGAGAACGAAACGAAGCCGAGAGCCTATCGGTAACCATCAACCAGGAGAACTATAACAAGCTATTGAAAGCTATCGGCTATGGCAACTCACCGCTAAGTTTTATCGAAGCAGGCAGGACAGACCTGAGGATAAAGCGTAATGGACAGTATCTATTCGGCGTTAACGTCATTAGCATCGACTATAATGGCGACGCTAACGATATCACCAAGACCATCAACGCCACGGGGTACCTCAACTACTATGCCCACCGTTATGTAACAACTAGCTATCATCAAGTACCGCAAGAAGAGATCCTCTATCATGTAATTGAGCTAATGAACCGAGAGCCAAATGGCGACTATGGGGTGAGACGAGGCTTTACCAGGATAGGCAAAGCATATGTTCGAGATAGAGCCTATGACACTAAAGAGGTAAAATCACTCTTTCAGCAAATGTCTAAGGTAATCGGAGGGTGTGACTTCGAGTTTACGGCAGATAAGAAGCTGAACATCTACAGCGCACAAGGGGTATTTAGAAGTGACGTCAGGATACACTATCCCGGCAATGTAGCGGGCTTTCAATGGACAAGGAGCGTCGACAATGTCGCCAACGTAATCATCGGTAAAGGTAGTGGTAACGGCGACGATTGCGTAACGGCTCGAGCGGTAAACAACTTATCAGCCGGATACTGTTACCGACGAGAGAAGGTCGTCACCTATAACTCAGTCAAGCAGTATGACACCCTGAAACAGCACGTCGATAGTATCTGTAATAGCATCGGCATGCCCTTTGAGATACCGAGTATCACCCTAAAGAATGACGTCGTCGACCTTAACCAAATCGGGGTAGGCGACACGGTAGACGTCGACCTCAGCAAGTCGGGCGACGCCGACTTGTCACGCATCAAGGGAATGTATCGAATTGAACAAATCTCGTGCAGTGTAGATGAGAATGATAGCGAGAGCGTCACTTTGACATTCGACAATTACAACATCGAGGATATTATCGCTAATCAAGACCAGGAGTAGCATGCGCCAACCAACCACATCGATAACCGAAACTGTAGCCGAGCTGGTAGTGAGAAATAGAGAAGCCAAGGAGGCGCAGTTTATTAGCCAGGATAGTGGGGTGCTCGGCTATGTCACTAGAGAGACCACCTGGTCGAAATACATCCCCGGCGGAGTTAATACAACGTTATTTGTAGAATGTGAGTTTTTTGCCGGTGAGAGCGGGTCAACCCCAGCGCAACCAACCGTCATATACCCATACATCGACTTTTATCAGCACGACAGCAATCGACGGAGCTACCCGTTTATCAATCAAACACTGATGATATGGCAAAACCAACTACCGCTATATGGTGATAATGGGGCGCAGGTCGGCACGGCCGTCCTGGACGGCAACTGGGAGTCATGGAATGGCAACAGACCGTATTACTACAGTGCCAACATTATCCTATCCACTTTATGGAGCGACGCCTTTATCACTGTAGTAAGTAGTGTCAGAGCCACGAGGCGTGGTCACGTCAACATGAAAGTAACGGAGACACATTTTTAAGGAGTAGCATGCGCCAACCAACCACATCGATAACCGAAACGGTAGCCGACCTAATAACCGATAATAACGAGTCGAAGAATACCCAGTTTATCGGTGATAACCAGGTAATATCTAAATCGGTAACAACGCCTAAACAAGAAGTAGGGCTATCGTCGCAACCGGGCTCATATCGAGGGCTGGCTATCTTTAAGATAACTATCACCCCGACTAGACTCGAGGAGGGGAATATGTTCATCAGTAACCTAACGCCTATCGTCACCGACCTGGGAGGCAACCGTCGCACCATGCTGGTTAATGGCAACTACAACGATTACGGCATGTCGGCAAGCCGTATCCTGATGAATGACCCGAGCAGGGACACGTGGTATGTGTGGCTATCAGACCTGGCGCAGAGCCGTTACTTCGTGTCATTCAGGATAGCTACCACCAGCCAAGTGTCGTACAATATTGAGAGGATAGCTTAGCTATGAGAGATAGTCGCCACTTCTTCCCCGACATGGTCGCCACCCTGAAAGCTGACGCCGACGATAATAAGTCGGATCAGTACTATGGAGCGGACGCCCTAAGGTTGAAGAGCTATTCATACAACATACCAACCCAAGCCCATTGCGAAGTTATAGCTACCCTGGCAGAGCCGAAGACGTCGGACGTACTGTCTGTGGCGGGGGCGCTGGATAAATACTATGACGAAGCTAATCACTGCTATATTTATGGCGCTATAGGTGGCTTTGACGATAACAACAAGATAGCAATCCACATCGTTTATTTTGGTAGAGTTAATTTTGAAGTAAGGAGGTTAAACTAATGCCCAAACATAGGTGGCACACCCTGCCCGACGGCACAGTATGGAATCAGGCAGTGTGGGAGAAGACTCGCCAGAGGGTACTTGACTTAGCGGGCAACGATATTCATTGCGCCATATGCGGTAAACCGCTTGATAAGAACGCCCCCCGCTGTACCGCCCAAGCCGTCGAGATAGACCACATTGTCCCGATAGCCAGAGGTGGCGCACCGTATGAAATATCAAACCTACAGACGCTATGTTTTAGGTGTAATCGGCGTAAGGGCAAGCGAATGGACAGCGACCGTGTGGAGCTAAACTCGGATTGCCCTATACCGCTAAGTAACGCTTGGTAGCTACCCCAACACAAAACACCCCCTCAGACCGCACCAGAGCCTCTGTGTGACGTGATAAACAAAAAGATGAGTACACACTCATCTCTAACAATAAAGCGACAAAGTATCTCGGACTATATCACGTCAGACTCGCCGATATTGCCGGGCATAACTTCGTCGGCTAAAAAGTCGTACAAATCGTTAGTCGTCTTGATGCACCACTTCTTGCCGTCGGCGGTTACGGTGCAGTCGTCGTAAGACGCCTCACCTGCGTTAGGGCAATCCCATATCCACCAACCAACATAGTTACTAGCGGGATAGCCGAAGATATCGTCAATAATAGATAGAATATCTTCACTCAACCAATCGCTCATAAACTCACAATCACCGCTCTTACCTTTTGGAGCGGTGTATTTGTTGAGAGCCTGAGAAAACTCTCTGTCTCGTTTTGACTGTTCAATGATGATATTTATGAGCTTAAAAAATGCTTGCCGAGTCATCATCGGTATCTTCTTGTTCATTAGTCCCTCCTAGATAGCCATCAATTATCGCCTTAGTATTATCAAAGCCTACCCCAAAATAAGCCTCGTATCCTTCCAGTTTAAGCATCTCCAGCATCTCCGCCTGCTCGGCTAGATGAGAGGTAAGCCAAGTGCCGTCTTTCTTCTTTAATTTAGTGCCCTCCTTCTTCAATTCAATAAATAGCCCACCCTTACCGTTCATCATTTTGGCGATGAACATATCGGGGTAGGCTCGACGTCCACCATTCTGTTTACGTTGCACATTAGCCTGATACCTGGTTAGCCTTACCCCTGAACCATAATCAGAGTGAAAAATGACGTCAGGGTATTGCAACCTGAGGTAATAAGCTACTTGTACTTGTAAATCAGCTTCGGTCATTTCAGATATTCAGCCAGATACCCTTCCGTTTTCAAATGAGTAGCCATCATTGAGTTGCTATTCCAGTCGTACAACTTCATCAAGCCGTATATCCCTATTACGCTAAACTTAGCTAAGCCACAATCGTCGTACATACAATCTAAACCATAGCCGTCCTCTAGTTTAATGCTTCGACAGTACCAGTCACCGGCTTTATCTCGGCAGACTATCAGACAATCAGCGGGACGAAAGCTATACTCGACATAGTAGATAATCTCGTCAACGTCGATATCTTCAAAGAGGGTGTCCATAATCTCATCCTGTTCATACTTGCGTAGATTGTCCTGCAAGGGTGTCCATTTGGGGCTATTAGCGTCGCTTCCTGTCGGTTTACACGCCTCCTGAGCAGTCGCCACAATGGCTTCCACTGTATCGTTAAGCTCGTCGAACCGCTCGCCGACAGTCTCAACCGCATTAGCCAGGTTAGCGTCATTGTGATTAGCGACATGTTGCTTCAATACTTTAATAGTTAGGTGACAGTCATCTCTGCTAATGTGATATTGCCCAACAAGTCTATCCAGCTTCTTAAGCCGATTATCCTTCATTCTTCTTCTCCTTTCTTAAACGATTATCGTCAAGACAGTCGTCTAAAAGCTCCGATACCTCTCTAAACCGTATCGATATCTCTTTCACGGTTTTAGTCAGGTCTTCGAAGCACGTGGTTAGCTTATCGTAAGCATCCCTCGTTGCGTCTGTATCCATGTCGGCGATAGCGTGCTTAAGTATATCCAACGTCATACGACAGTAATCCTCAGACTCACGATAGACGGGCATTATGTCCGTATAAATAGTTTTGTATTTATTCTTGGTCATCGTGCCGTACTCCTCAAACTCTCTTTCAGCTTCTTAATCGTCATTGGCTCACCGGCGTTATAGCACTGGTGGTTGACCGACCATCGACCACCCAGACTCTCGCACTGGGCTTGGTCTTCGTCAGGCAGGGTGGCGCTATGAATGACGTCACGGGTAAAGATTGTTAAGAGGGCGAATATCGCCACTGCTAAAGGTGTTAGGATTATCGCAGAAGCGATAGTTATCCAAGTCTCAGATACACGTCTGTTACTTTTCATTTTTTCTCTCCTTTCTTATTGCTTAAGTCTTTACACTGAGAGCAACAACCGTCTATCTTCTTTTGCCTCTCTCTTAGAGCATCGTCGGTTATGAAGAAGGCACAGGCAACTAACCCGTAAATGAGCGCCCCTGCAAGTACAACCATACAGGCATTGCCCATGAACTCCATAAGGTCAAAGTGTCTTTTAGTCTTGGTCATCACTATCCTCCTCATTCAGCACATTGCGTCGTAGATAACCGATTATCTGTTTACCGCCGTTGACATAGTTCCATCCCTGCCCCAGATAGGATAGAAGGTTGCGAAGATTGAGCGGGGTCGGGTCATATCCCTCTACAGGATTACCTCGGACATGATAATCGAGCTGATTACAATGCCAACGGCAGTTAGTATCCTCGTAGACCAATACGCCTTTGTAGTCATTGCTACCGTCGGGCATACGGTTGCAACAGTAGATTATCTCCGTAATACCAATATTGAGAGGACAACCATTCCTCAGCTCAAGAAAGTCACTATTGCGCAATTGGGCGTCGCCGAGACGGGTCACCGACGCACCCTCACAGATAAAGTGAGGTACATTATTGTCAATCTTCATCACTCTTCTCCTTCACGCCGAGATAGGTCAGCCAGTCATCTCTGTGATCTTTAATACTCCTATCGGCTAATTGCCTGTCATTAAAATATAGTCTCTTATCACCGACAGTATTCTCGCCGACATAAGCGTCTTCAATCACTAAATTACCACGGTCTATAGCATAATAGACGTTATAGTAACTTTGCGAAAAGACGACGTCTATCGTATTGATGAATCTCGCTCCACTATTAATCAGGTTCTGACGGGCTTTGAGCCAATCACGCATATTATTGGCTTCCTTCGCCGTCTTAAAGCAATTGCCAATAGCTAGCCTACCTTTATCTGTGTGGTCGTCCTCAATGTAATACTCCTCATTAAGCACTATGCCGTCGCTATCGATATAGTGATACGATCCGACTTCACTAGGTCGCCAGGTATGGCTACTACCAACCACGGTCAACAGGTCTGGCTGTATTTTAGCCAGCACAAACTTATTGTCATCGTTGACGAGCTGATACAAATTACCATAACTACTTGCAGTGAACTTGTCGCCAGCCTTAAAGGACGACCAATCTTTCTTTAATTTATAAACAATCATCCTGCTCCCCTTTCATTCCTTTAATAAAAAACAACCATCGCTTCTTGCCTTGTTTATCGCCAAAGGCTGGGCTATAGGGTAATACCTTTAGAAGCTTAGCCGTCGATATGTCACCTTCGCTCCACTTCATGGCCACAACGCAACCGGGCTTAACTACACGTATACATTCGCTCAAGCCTTTACTCAAGGTATCTTGCCAACTGTCCTTATCGAGCTTGCCATACTTCTTCGCCAGCCAACTATTCTTCCCGCAATTTATAAGGTGAGGCGGGTCGAAAACCACGAAGTTAAAGCTATCGTCCAAAAACGGCATACAGGTAAAGTCCAGTATCACGTCCGGAGCAATGTCCAGAGACCTAAGCTTACCCCGATCAGTCATAGAGACGGACTCTTGGCGTACATCACCATATATGACGAGCGGATGATGCTTGTCGAAGTAAAACATCCTCCCGCCACAGCATGGGTCGAGGACTGTCCTGCCCTCCAGTTTACCCTTGATATAGCCACTCCGCATCCACCGCCAGAGCCCCACTATGGCGTTACTTTTATTTGCCATCATCACCCTTCGGCTCACCGGCGTCGGACATCTTCTTGCATTCATCCACGAGCTCATTCATAAGCATTCGTGCCTCAGCCCTGGTCAACAGCTCGTCCAGTTCGTCAATCTCCTCCTTGAGCTTAAGTCCCCTATTATCCAACCCGCCATTCTTGCTCGTAATAAGCCCCCCATAGACAGCACGGGCGTGGTGTTGAAGCTCGCTGGCTATAGCGTATATCCCAATCAGACTGGGTCTGTCACCATGATCGGCTATTGTGCATTCCAGTAATGTACACATAGCACTCATCGCTATAAGCAGTTGCTCCAAGCCACCAATGCCTATTTTTTCACTCATCATTCCTCCTTTCAATTGATGATACACACACTATACCTCACCCCACCTCAAGACGCAAGCCCTATAACATAGCCACATTTACATCAAGTTGTGGATAACTCACCGCAGGCATTAGCCGTTAAATTATCGATATAGCTCGCCCCAGCGACATATGATTGATAGATAGCCTTGGCGTCTTCAGCAGTAGTGACGATAGCTACAGCATAATTGAAGTGACTATGTAGCTTAGCGCAGGCTATCGATATGTGGCGCAACCGCTCGGTAGCCCACGCTCCCGTTCGAGTCCGCAACCTCACCCGCCCGAAGCCAACCTGTACAATCAGTAGCCCTCGATATTTATCGCTGGCAACAGGGTATAGGGTGAAGCGATCCAAGTAGTTGCGATAGACCCAGTGACGCCTGGGCTCACCAACATAAAGCTGGGCTAACTGAAAAGACAGCACCCCGTCGCCCAGAGTGCCGTCTGTCGGATTGGCAAAATCGTCATCATTCATATCACCATAATACTACTAGAAGTAATGCGAGCAGTAATAGCGATATTTACCAACATCAACCACGATCCATTGCAACCTGGAGAGAGAGTGCCCCGAATGAGACACATATCCCTCAACCAGCCAAGCCGTGCTAACCTTGCCCATATATTCGACATCGGATCTAGCCTTGTAAATCATCTCGCCAACCAGGTCAATAGGACGATGCGACTTGACCAGCTCCTGCAATGTCTCGGTGGTCTCGTGAAACTCATTGCGTTTTAGACGTTTATAGTTAAGCGACCACCAACTATCAACGGCGTCCATACATTGAGCTATCCGACGTCGTACAACAATACTTATCTCATCGTTAGCCAACCTATCCGAGGCAAACTTGATATTGGAGGAGCGCACCGACGCCACTAGTCGTCTCCTAAGTCCATCCGCTCATCGACCATCGCTACCTTCAAATCAGCTTCCATGACTACTGCTCCTCCTTCGACTCTCGGAGAGCCTTCTTGTGCATCTCGCTGTATTTAGCCTGGGTTTTACGCAGGTCGTTCAGCTCTTTCAGAAAGCTATCAGCGACAGCCGTCATCCCGGCGTGAACAAGGGCGTCATAAACCAGCCCGCCATAGACAACCATCTCGGTAGCCACCGCCAGCATCCCCTCGTGAAATGTGGCACTCTGATCAGAATAATTATTACAACTAGCCGACGCCATGGCGTCTACAGTGACGACAGCTACTCCAAGCCTCGCCGTATCGCCAATCATGTCAGCCAGACTCGATAGCCCCTTATCGCCATCGATTGTCATCTTCATCTTCATATCATTTACCTCCCTGCTCCACCCATACGCTCGGCGAGCATTTTATCTAACTTCTCATATTCGGCGGTGGTAACGGGTTGCGACCCCTCCGAATACATCACTTGTCCATCTTCACTCTTATGAGGCACATCCCGCCAAGCCAGCCATGAGCCACCCGAGTCGCTCGACAGAGTGAACCAACCTCCGCCATGTCGATAGGCTGAGCCTGGCGAGCGCTTGCTGAAGTACTTCTTCCGCCAGCGCCAAGCCACTACCTCTCGCCCATCTTCAAGGTTAACGACAGGCTCGAGTCTACCAATCACCGGCTACCTTCTTTGACGTAATCATCACGCATAAAGTTTTCAAACTCTAACGCTCTGATTAAATCGTCCATATCGTCGTGAGGGCGGGTGTCGTCAAAGACTTTATGACGACGCTCAATCTCCCGCTTTGTCCGACGAGACCTCCCTTTATATTGCTTCAAAGTAAATCTTGAACCGAGATAGCCGACTGGCCGTGACAGCTTGCTTAGCTTGCTTGACCTGGGTAGCTTGACTAACCTTCTTGTTGCTTTTACTCGTAAGCCCTCCTCTTTAAGTAAACCGCTACACATACACATTACTCCACAAACAACGCCCCGATAGCATGGATAGCTAATGGCGCAAACAGCGCAATTATCAGCCCCAGGCTAATCTTTAAGCCGACAATGTCGGACTTTACAAAGTAATCATCGTCTCGCTCGATAACCACCCGTCCCCCAACTCGGTGAAAGTTGAGTTTATTGCTTCTCATCATTCCTCCTTTCAATTGATGATACACACACTATACCTCACCCAACCTCAAGACGCAAGCCCTATAGCATAGCCACATTTACATCAAGCTGTGGATAACTCAGCCTCAGCGCACTCCACCTCTTTAGCTCGTCCCAGTCTGGCAGGGCGCTCGGTGGTAACGTCCCAGTAAAGTGAATAGGTAGCGTCGCCGATATTCAGTATTAGAATGATATTGATATTACTATTCTTAATATCGTGAGCGCATATCACCCGATACCAGTAGACGACAGGCTTATCCACCCCATGTCGAAGCACGCCCTGTTTAATGATGCTATTCGGACTAACCGTCCACCCTACGTATTCACGCACCACATCTTCAGTCACCCAAACGATATTATTCTCCGAGGCACTGAACATGTCGGCGTTAATGAGCTTAATCGACTTATAAAGCGACCTATTTTGACTAACCGCCTGCCACATGATCCGTCGCACCGTCTCGCTATCTAGCGAACCTGGCATGATATACGCACTATCACGTCGCCGTCGTGACTTAGCTCCGCCCTTGCGCCCGGCTATCCGAGCCTGCTCGGGGTCGGATGCAAAGCCACGAGGCTTGGAGTGATAGCTTGACCCGCCGAGCCGACCTACCCGCTTAAAGTAATCATCGCCGTAACGCTCTCTCATCGTTTTGAGTGCTTTAGCCCTTCCTTCTGGTGTCTGCATAATAACCTCCTCTCCTTTCAGATTACCGCCGACGCCACGGCATCAAGATAGCCTTCATAAACCCGATAGATTGCGCTAAAATCACGCAACCGAGCACCAGCACTAACACGCAAAATGCTAAATAGATAGCCAGCCCAACCTTGACCGCCCCATTGACTTTATTGCTCTTTAATTTAGCCATTATCTCTTTACACTTGGCTTTCACTTTATCTTTCATATCTTCTCCTTTCTTAACAGATATCTTCCAAATAAATAGGCTTGACGAATATCGCATCATACCCGTCGTCGCCCGTGTCAAAACGGACTTTGCTACCCTCCGCCCCGTCCGCACACCAGGCGGTGTGATAGGCGGTATATAGCGGGTCGAAACGATGGTGCTTGCTCGGTTTATTCTTATCGGCGGGCTTGTAATAGTCCAAGACCACACCACCGACGCTCACATCCCGCTTAACCGTAAAGCCCCGCAGGCGTAACCGTGCGGTCACCAACTGCTCAATCATTTTAGCCGTCGCCTCCGCATCGATAACCACCTGATAGTCAGTTGCTAAAGAGTGGATACCCGGATAGTTCTTAGCGAGATAGCGACGTAAGACGCTATTTAGGCTTGACCGATTGGATCGGCAGTCAAGTGGAGCGGTAAGAGACACCTCAGCCCCGTCGTCCAGCTTGACGATATACCCGGCTATGGGCACTTTAGTCACCCGACTTTTCTTCCTCATTGACAAGGCTCAAATTATCTTCGCAAAGCTTAAAGCCGGCTATCATACCGTCAAAGTAGTGATTGAACCGCTCCACCTTGACACTCTCGGGGTGACGACTTCGCTCCGACAGCAACCCATGGGCGTGAGCGACGTAATCCGTAACGGCAACATCGACACTCTGCCGTATGTCTTCCACGATTGTAGACGGCACGTCATAACCGCCCTCCTTAAGCCCCACGGTCGGCAGTGAGTTGCGAATTGCCTCAATAACCGAGACGACGGCATCATAAGCATCCTCGTCGGACACCGTAATCGCCCCGTCGTAGTCGTAGTCGATATAGATCAGCTCGCAAATCTCGCTAAAGCTACCGTACCCTACCACGACCTCCGACTTCGTCTGCCGATTGAAAGCTATCAACCGATAGACGACGCCCTTATTTTCACTCATCATTCCTCCTTTCATTGATGATACGGCGATTGTAGCAAGACGATACCGCTTTGTCAAATCCCAACCCAACTCGGGACGGGTAAAAGGCTACCTCGTGAATGCTAAGACCTACCCTCCCACAAAACACCCCCTCAGACCGCACCAGAGCCTCTGTGTGACGTTTTAGCCTCAAAGTAGGAAATACCCATCTTGGCTATAAAAACGGCTAGAAAGTGCCTCAGAATGCGTCTAGTGGCGTTTTTAGTGGTCATAAACCAACCTTCTCCCTCGCATCATCATTAGCCAGAGCCTCTTCTCGCCTCTTGATTGCCCTGGCTTTGCCATCTAAAAACCGCTTCCTTAGCTCATCCATGTCCAGCGGAGCTTCTTCCGAAGCGGGCTTATCCGCTTGCTTAGGCTTGGGCGTCGGTTCGGGGTCGGGGACACAGAGAGCCAGGGGGTCGTCGTCTTCAGCCACGGTATACCCACGAGTCGACTCGCCGTAGCGGGGAGCGCACTGCTCAAGTTCACGTTGTTGCTTCTCTTCCCACCAGGTCATGGGGCGTTCACCCCTAGGCGTCATGTTCGCCAGTCGCTCGACAATCTCGGCTGAACGGCAGATGTAGTCGATGTCCGCTTGCCAGCCACGGTCGTTATCACCACGGTAGAAGTAGTCCTGGCTAGCGTTACGGATAGCCAGCTCCAGTTGCTCTTTACCGCAATCCTTCAAGCGACGTTTTATTTTCACCGCCCTACCCGGCGTCAATTTACGCCCTGAAAGCCCAAAACAGCTAAGCCATAAATTGAAGATATTGTCAACCTCTTCTTTTTCATCATTTTTATCTTTTTGAGCCACACAACCCCCCGTGGGGGGGTTTAGGGGGGTTATATCTTTATTATCTTCTTTATTATTATATATATATGTATCATTTTGAAAATCTGCAGAATTTGCAGTTTTTGACTGTAAGTTTTGCAGTTTTTCTTGGCGCAAAAAAACGTCGTTTTTTGTAATTCTATGCACTTGACAATCTTGCTCGATGATGTCCTCACAAACCCTATAATGAGTCCTGCCGTTCTTAAACTCAACCTTCTCGAGATAGCCGAGCTTGATGAACTTAGAGCGAATATGATCGACTGCCGACAGGCTAAGACCTAGCCGTTCAGCCATTCGCTGAGGCGACTCGTAATATCCGTTTTCTGTAAAGCTCAATATGTCGCCCATCGCCATTTTCTCAACTGGGGTTAGCTTTTTGCACCGAAGTAGTGAGTCGGGCATTACGATGAACGACTCTCTGCTTTCATTATCTTGCGGTTTATTATTTGCCATTTGACATCAGCTCCTTTATCGCACTATTGTTCACTACATAAATGGTGTTGCCGTCGTCATTTACGCCGGCAGAAATAAGTAGCCCCATTTTTACAAACTTGGCTATTGCCTTTCTAACCACACTGGGCTTTAAGCCTAGTGCCTTGGCGCAATCCGCCACAGACTCATCGTAGACGCTAACTTTTATCTTGCTCATCACTTCTCCTTTTAATTGACGACATAGCTAATCCTTGGTTGCTATTACTTATGGATACGTAGCACCTCCTCAATTGCGTCATAATCTACACGATAGATAGTTTTACCGTCGAAATATCCGACCTTTTCAATGAACCCCTTTTTGACAAACCTGGTTCGGACTTGCCTCACGGTGGGCATCGCTAGCCCTAATCGTAAGGCGGTCATTTTGGCGGACTCGAAATAGAGCCCGCCATGCTGTTCACCGGACTTAGTGATCAGCTTCAAAATCAACCTTTCTGCCCCGGTGAGACCGGTGTCCTTTAGCATCGCCAGTGAGAGAGCCCCACGGGGCGGTGTATCGTCGTTATCAACGTAATTTTCTTGATTACTCATCATTGCCTCCTGTCTTATCGTTTACGTTACCTTGCCACCAAGCACTTTTGAAAATAGCTGAATATGTCCGTACACGCCCCTTTCTTTCAATTAACTTCAAATAGCCCTCTTCTTCCAAAATCTTCCAAGCCTCTTTTACGGTACTAACGCCGAGATAGAGAAAGCTGGCGACTTGTTCAGCCGTCTCACTAATCTCCTCGTGCTGGCAGTAGTAGAAGTAGACAGCCTTCTGATTGCCGGTTATGCCCTCGTCATAAAGTATGGTCGAGTCAAAGACTTTTACGCCAAATCTTGACTTCTCGCCAACCCCTGGTACTATAAAACCAGGTGTATTTTCATCTGCGGTCATGATGCTTACCTCCTTTGATAAGTTAAATGACTAGACACCTACAGTATACCTCTTCTTGATTAGAAGGGGTATATTTTTTATCATAATATTACAGACTTAAGGTACTGTTGCACAGCCGTAAGCGGTCGAATGACTAAGCGTATTGTAAATACGTCGCCCGGCTGGGATAGCCCCTCTGAAACAGAAGGGCTATCTTTATTGCTCTAAAACGCCATATCATCGGCAATAATGTTCATCTCGTGCCTAATGATGCTCTTGACGATATCGTTCAGCGCCGAGGCAGGGTCAAGCCCATAATCAGCCACCGAAACAGTCTCGCTTTCTTTAAGGTACAAAACTTCGCTACAGACATTATTGTAAAGCGCATCGGTTAGAGTATTGGCGAAAATGACTCGCTTCTGCTCGGGCAGTAGATTGCTATCACCCATCGCTCGGCACTCTCTATCTAACTTCTCGTGAGCCTTAGCCTTAGCATCATCCACCAGCTCATCCCAGTAAGGCAGATAATGCATAGCTCGCACGCCACGTTCGCACTTAGCATAAACAGCCTCATCGTTATCATCCTGAGTGACCGCCCCGGCTAAATCCTGCCAAGTTAAATAAGCAATCATAGTATCGATCGTATTACTTAAAGTAAGCCGACCGTTGCGCTTGCGCCATAGCTTGACGGCAATCCGCTCTTTATCAAGCATGGATAGTAACGCCCAGTAGGCATCGGCGCTAGCATCTATGCCCGCCCGCTTAAACAATCGCTTGACCTCATCGCTCGGTTTTAGCACCTCGTCGATGACCACGCCATTATGTAGCACGGTGTAGCCATTCATGAGGTAATAACCGATTACCTCACCCTCAACTCGTTTTAGGCACTCATAATCAGCTACTCGGCTGATAGCATTCCTTAGGTTTTTATTAACTCTCATCATTCCTCCTTTCATTGATGATACACACACTATACCTCACCCCACCTCAAGACGCAAGCCCTATGATAGGTAATAAATACATCAATACAAAGCTTGCCAATATACCGCTACCGTGATACAGTAAAGGTACCCATGTAGGGTACACACCTTCTAACTTCTATACCCCGGCTCCACGCCGGGGTATAGTTATTTACTTAAATAACGTGACTTGATAACATGAAGCCGTAGCACCGTAACAGCTTGTCTCGTTCTACTACATATCACCAAACACATTCAGATAGTTGTGTAATCTACTAGTTGCGGTGCTCGCACGTTTAAGACTAGGCTATTTTGTCTGTAGCGCCTTAGCTTCTTTTGTGGTTTGCTTAGCTAAGGCGTATTAGCCTAGCCACCTTATTTTGCGATATAATACTAACGTGATTAGGGTGCATACTCTCTAATCACTACTCATCATTGCAACGCCTGTTGTCATGAGAGTGTCTCCTTTCAAGAAGCCTCGCCTCCCACCCGGCGGGGCTCTTACCTTTTATGAGAAGGGATGCTATAATAACCGCAACTAAGAAAGGAGCAAGGGTGGCTAAGTTCACTAAACAGACTATTCGACTGAAGCTGAAAGACGTCAAATTAAATAAGAATAACCCACGTCACATTACTAAAGATAAACTGGCTAAACTGGTCAAAAGCATCCGAGAGTTCCCCGAAATGACGGGCATACGTCCAATCATCGTCGATGAGGACAATATCATCCTAGGTGGTAATATGCGCTACCGAGCACTAAAACAGCTCGGTTATGAAGATATCGAAGTTGTTCAAGTAACGGGGCTAACCGAAAAGCAGAAGAAAGAGTTTATTGTCAAGGATAACCTGCCCTATGGCGACTGGGACTGGGACGAGCTAAGTAACAGCTGGGACGTGGCTACCTTGGAGGACTGGGGGCTGGACATTCCCGATATGCCCGACCAAGGAGAGATAGAGATTATCGAAGACGCTCCACCGACGGTATCGACCGAAACGCCCGTCAGCAAACCGGGTGAGGTATACATGCTGGGGCGACATAGGGTGATATGTGGCGATAGCACCGACCACATCATTATCGATAAGCTAATGGACGGGCAACGAGCTGACCTGTTACTCACCGACCCGCCCTATGGCGTCGGCTATGTCGGTAAAGCGAAGAAGGTGAGTATTGACAATGACGGAGTTGATGGTGAAAAGTTAGAGAAGTTTTTGAAGCAAGCCTTCGGCGAGGCGAACAATCACCTCAAGCTCGGCGGAGCATTCTATGTGTTTTACACTTCGTCAATGGCAAGTGAGATTAGACAAGCCATAACGGCTAACGTCGGGCTACATATCGCTCAAGGCCTAGTCTGGGTTAAAAATCACTTAGTACTATCGCACAACGATTACCACTACCGGCATGAACCGATTATTTACGGCTTTAAGGAGGGAGCATCACACTACTTCATCGCCGACCGCTCGCTCACGACCGTATATGACAAGATAGACGATATCGACTCTATGAGCGCAGACGCCCTGAGAGCTTTACTAAAAGGGATGCTGGAAACGCTACCGCAGACGGTCATTAAACACGATAAGCCGAATAAATCACTCGACCACCCGACTATGAAGCCGGTCGGACTAATGGCATACCTAATAAATAACAGCACTCAATCTAATGAGCTAGTATTAGACCCATTCCTGGGCAGTGGCTCAACCTTGATGGCTTGTGAACAAATCGGGCGAACGTGTTATGGAGCGGAGCTATCGCCAGAATACGTAGACGTGATACGTAAAAGGTGGTGGAAGTTTAGAAATAATGACGATGAAACTGGCTGGCAGGAGAATACCCCTGCTGGTGTATAATGAAAGAAAACAACTCGAGAAGAGAAAGGAGAGGGTATAATGTCACGCAGTAAAGCTGAAGTCAGAGCTTGGCTGAGAAGCCAGGTCGGCAAAAAGGTAAAGGATGAAAGCAACCATGACCTCGACGGTCAGTGTGTTGCTTTAGTAAAAGCACTCTTAAACTATCTCGGCGCACCTAACCCATGGAAAGCCAGAGGTAACGCTAAAAGCGTCATTAACGCATATGTAGCCGACGGGGTAGCACAGCGTGGTGATGGCTGGCTGAGGGTATGCTCAAATAGCAATATGGGTAATGGATATGGACATGTCTGGATTGACTTGAGGGGTGAGACTAACTTTGAGCAAAACGGACAACGGCCTCTAATCACTACCGAGGGCACTCGCTCAATCGGGCAATGTATGCAATTAGCGTCTCTTGATAAGTGGGTGGTCGAGCGTCCGGCAACTCAAGCTCCACGGCAAGACCTGCCAAACGGGGTAATCGCACAAAATGGAACATTCCATGTAGAGGTGGATGGGCTGAGGGTGAGGAGTAACCCCGACACTAACGGCAACAACGTAGTGGCTACCTACAACCGAGGGCAATCGGTGAATTATCAAGGGTATATAGACGCTAATGGCTATCGCTGGGTAGTTTATAAAGCTAATAGCGGTAACTGGCGCTATGTCGCTAGACGAACCCTAGACGGTCAAATCATATTCGGGCATTGTAACTAAAAGGAGGGCAACAAGATGATAAGCGAAATACTAAAGCAGACACCGGCAATCGCCATTGCAACAATAACGATTGCTTGCATAGGAGCGACGGAGTTTATCAAACGATGTGCTAAAAATGACATCGAGTCGGCTATTACAATTTTAGCCTCTGCCTCTATCGGGGTAGCTATAGGGATAAACCTCGGCATCTCTTGGCATATAGGGCTTGTACTGGGTTTAGCAGGTAGTGGACTTATTACAGGTATCGATAAGCTATCTATCACAGAGCATAAGCCTGATGAAGCTAAACCCCAAGCCACCAATGTGGAGCATAAGCCTGATGAGCCGAAGACCGAAGAAACTATCACAGAGCATAAGCCTGATGATGGTATGTGGGGCTAATAAAGGAGCATAAGCCTGATGGCTAAAGCTAAAACTACAGAGCATAAGCCTGATGAAGCTAAACCCCAAGCCACCAATGTGGAGCATAAGCCTGATGAGCCGA